AGATGCTATTCGCTGCGGCAAGTTTACGCCCAAGGTTCAAGATTTTACAGCGATTGAGCGGACGCAGTTAGGCGTCAGGCCTGGCACGCCTCAAGCGTCTCGGATGACCGACAAAAAGACGACCTTCACCGTTCCGTTTGAATGGGCAGGCAGCGGCACCCCAGGCACCCCCAGTGGGATCAACAAGATCTGCTTAGCCGCTGGCCTAAATTCTGCGGTGGTGACGAGCACCAGTATCACCCGAGCCCCCGCGTGGCCGTTCCCGTCTACCACCTATTCGGTCGGCACTTCTGTTGATGGGGTCAGGTATGCAGGAGCTGGCGCACTGGTTAGCAAGCTGACGGTTGAGTCCAAGGCCAGTCAGCCGCTGATGGGCATGGCAGATTTTGTGGCCCTCTATCGGACCCCTCTCACGCAAGCAAACCCAGCCGTAACAAGCTGGCCTCCTCAGGTCGATTCGGTGGTGTTTGATTCATCTTCAACAACCCCTGGATCTTGCACCCTGACCCCTGCGGGCGGTTCCGCTGTAGGGCTGTGCTTTGAAGAATACACTTATACGAAAGAGAATATCTACTCTTTAATTAGCAACGCTGGTTGCTTGCCTTATTTTGCCGTTACTGACTACAAAATAAGTGGTACGGCCAAGGTTGCTCGCCCTGCAATTGCGACGCTTGATCTGTTTGGGATTGCCGAAAGCTCAACCCTGTGCGCAATGGCGCTGCCTATTGGCACCACTGCCGGCAACATCATGACCTTTAATCACCCACGGATTCAGCTCATTTGCGATCTGGAGGACAACAAGGACCTTCCATATATCAGCTTTTCCTGGGAAGGCAGGTTCGGCGACAACGCCAACCAAGAACCGTTTATTGTTGAGACCTGATCAACCAAGCTGCCAACCCTAATCCTTTGCAATCATCTTCCCATGGCTTTTGATTTTTACGAAGTAGGCGACATTTTTAAAGCGGAAGTAAAGCATAACGTCACGCTGAAAGATGGAACGCGACGGGACATAACGTTTACCGCGTTTTTTGAAAGGATGGAGCAGACAGAAATTCAAGAACTAAACGAAGCAATCAGGCACTACCGGGCCGTGGTGGTGGCAATTGAAGACGGCAGGGAGCCGCCCAGCGCAGCCAAGGGCGTGCAATCAGTTGACTATGTTCATATTGCTAATCGCGTGTTGCAAGGATGGGATGAAGACATGCTTTACGACGGGAAGCCGTGGGAGTTTGACGAAGATTCAAAGAGAAAGGTAATTCAATTTCCAGGAATGGCCCAGGCGATTGCTGATGCCTGGACAGAATCGACTGCACCTGAAACCGGAAAAAAGTCAACCTCAGGGAAATCGCGAGGGAATGGCATCGGCAAATGACCCAGGCGCCGGCCAAAACATGGGAGCAGGAGGATGCTGCACAGCGGCAATCTGCTGAGGGCCTAGGCATCGTCTACGTGCCTCAGCCCCGCGAAGATCGGCCCGAACCTGCTGAGCCCATCTGCCGGATATGGCCCGAGAACATGGACGCCTTCCTGCTCTGGTGCAAGGTGGCCCCCACTCAATGGCACTGGGCCACGGGCTACACCCCAGACGGATACCCGCAACTGATGCGGACAGGCCTTATCCACCAAGCAGCAATGCAGCGGGCCCTTCTGACGTGGTGCCGTCGGCGCGTTGACGCGATCATGGATGACCTCGCGGTGATCGAGCACGAGTTCCTGCGACTGGAGAGGGGTTCCTGATGGCCGTCAACTTTGCCGCAATCCTCAAGATCGCTGCGCAAGTTGTCGGCACCGAGCAGGTCGCCAAGCTCGGCTCAACCTTTAGGCAGGTAGAAGGTGCCACGCAGTCTCTCACCAGCAAGCTCGGCCCGTTGAGCGGTGCCTTAGGTGCCCTGGCCCCGATTGCAACGATTGGCGGGCTGGGGGCGCTGGTGGGCAGGACGATTGAACTAGGCGACGCGATGAACGACATGAGCCAGCGCACCGGGGTCAGCGTCGAATCTTTGGCCAAGTTCAGGAAGGCGGCGGCCACGTCAGGAACTGACATTGATGCAGTCGCCAAATCGCTTGTCAAGCTCAGCAAAGGTCTCTACGAAACCGCACAAACCGGCAAGGGCCCGGCATCTGAAGCACTGCAAACCTTGGGTATTAGCGCAACAGATGCAGCCGGTAAACTAAAAACAGCCGATCAAGTTACGCTAGAGGTTGCCAATAAATTTAAGACTATGCCAGACGGTATAGAGAAAACAGCTTTAGCGATGCAGCTGTTTGGCAAATCAGGCGCCGAAATGATCCCGATGCTAAATGAAGGTGGCAAAGCTATTGAATCTTTGAGCGTAAAGATGACAGCAGCATTTGCTAAAAAGGCTGATGAGTATAATGACAAGCTGGCGATGCTTGGCAGCAAGGTCGGCGGTCTTGCTGCTGGACTGACCGTGGCCTTACTGCCAGCGCTAGATGCAACAGCCACGGCGCTGACTGCGGTGATTGATGCCTTCACAATGCTGCCAGGCCCGATACAGGCAGTGGTCGGCGGTGTGGCGCTGTTGGCCGTGGGCTTTACCTTGCTGGCCCCCATCATCACCAGCGTGGTAACGGTGCTGGGAGCCTTTGCCGGCCTGGGCATTGGCGCCACCCTCGCTGGCTGGGCTGGCGCGATCGTGCCAGTAGCAACCGGCCTGGCTGCCCTGGTCGCGGGGTTTGTGACTGCCCCGGTGCTGATTGGCGCAGCAGCCGTCGCCACGGCGGTGGTGATTTTTTCCTTCCGCGACCAGATCGCCGACGCTTTCCGTGGCCTCTGGGATCTGATCGCCAACCCTGAAACCGGGTTTGTCGCAATGATCGGCAATGGCTGGAACCTGATGATGGACAACATCAGCAGCTATGCCGGCAATATCCTGACCAACCTGGGCGAGAACTGGAACGCCTTTATCGACACCATCATCGGCCCAGAGAATGGCCTGATTGCACGCCTGGGGCAAACCTGGAATGCTGGCATGGATGCAATTCGGGACTACGCGCTAGGCCTGGTGAAGCCCATCACCGATGCCTGGAAGTCGATCGTTGGCACGGTGCGGGGGGTGATCAATTTGGCCCTCAGCGTCGCAGCGCGGGGGATTAATGCCTTCATCGAGCAAGTCAACCGCCTCATTCAATCGGTCAACTCAATCAGTGGCCGGGTGGGCCTGCCGCAGCTGGGGGCTATCCAGCCCGTTGAAGTGCCATCATTCGCCGGCGGCGGCTACACCGGCAACGGCCCACGGTCTGGCGGGCTCGACGGGCAGGGCGGATTCATGGCGATGGTCCACCCGCAGGAGCAGGTCATTGATCTGCAGCGGTCGGCTCCTCGTGCTGCCGCAAGCGGCGCCGCTAGCGGGAGCTTCAGAGGCGGCGGCACCTTCGCCCCAACGATCCAGGTTCAAACCGGCCCGGTCCAGCAGCAGCCCGACGGCTCCCAGTGGATCAGACGCGAGGATGCCGAAGCCATGGTGAGCGATGGGATTGGTCAGCTCTGGGATCACATTCAGACCTATGACGGCCGCCACGCGCTGGGGGTGGCCTGATGCCCGACTACGGCCCCCACATCTACACCCAGACCCTGAAGTGGATGGATGGCGACGGCAACGCGAAGGGGAGATGGCACCGGCTCGATGGGATCAACAACAGCCCTTTCACTGAGTTTGATACTGGCGACGGCGACGGGCTGCAGTCCTGGGAGTTTCAGGAGTTCAACTGCCCAGGCCTTGATTCGGGCCTGGTATCCGGATCGGTCACGATCACCTGCGCACATTCCCCCGCCGTGAAGTCGCTGGTGTTCCAAGCAGCTGCTAATCAGTGGCTGATCGAAGTGACCCAATTTGAGGTCATTTTGGGCGGCCTCTCCAGGATCTCCAGCGGGCTATTCCAGGTCAGCGGCGGCGATGGCGGTTTGACCACGGTTTCATTTTCGGCCACCAGCACGCCGCCCCCGGTCATGGCGATGATGCCGCCTAGAATTGCGACTACCGAATTGATCGGGACGCCCTGCGTGCTGTTGCCAGCTTTCTAATGGTTGCTCCCATAGTGCGTTCGGGAAATAACGGGGGCGGTGGAAGGACTGGCGGGGCTTTGATTGCTGGTGACGTATCTGGGTACTCCCTTTTTGGCGTAGGCGCCAAGGCGCGGCCCTCTCGCTATGCAACGGGCGCCAATGCTGTGGCCTTGGGCGGGAGCATGGCCATTGGCAGCGGCAATGGAATATCAGGAGGGCTAGATCTGGGCAAAAACCAGGAGGCGATGTTGCTGTTTGAACGAATCCCGATTGTATGGACCCGTCGCGTAGGCAATACAGGCGGGGTTTTGATTGCACCCAAGGCGACTGCCTGCAGATTTGAAACCCCAGCAGAGCTGCGCGAGGAACCTTATAGCGTTACCTTGGGCGGGCAAATTCAGTACAGAACCGTTAGCCTTGACCTTCCCAATACTGTAAAGGCTTTCTATCATCTTGTCTTAAGTGAAGGCAGTATAGGGGGTATTCAGGTGCGCGATATTTTCCATGGTCGTTGCAGGGTTGGCCAGTTCAGTCAATCACGAAACAAACGTGCAGGAAGGTGGGCTCCTGGCAATTTTCTTAAAGACGTTTACAGAAACGTTTTATATTTTAGGGTCACCACTTTTGTTGACGGGAAAAATCAATCTGAGGCTTTATTAAATAATAATTACTTGGTTGCCAAAGCCGTTCCAGCGCCCATGATATGTGGCACCGCCGGCACTTACGAAGGCATGTCCACGCTTTCGTTTTCGGTTGTTTACATTAATGGCGACGATCCTTATGGTGTTGCAAATGAAGACCAAGGCTACTGGAAGCGCTCGGTCCATGCCTTCATCCGCAACGGTGTACAGTCCACCCGGCTAACTGATGACACCTACGGCAGCAGTAACAACCTTGCAGAGCTTTACTACTGGCTGCTGACTCATACTCGCAGGATTCCAGAGATACAAATAGACCGTGCTTCATTGACAACAGCCGCTAAATTCATGGCGGCCAATGGTTTGTTCTGGGATGGCATTCTGACTGAGCCAACCAGCACTAGCGATTGGCTGAGCAAGGTGGGGCCCTATTTCCTGGTGCGTTCTAGCACCATTGGCGGGCGGTACGGCATGAGGCCATTGCTACCCGTCACCCCGTCAGGGGCAATCGACACTGAGCCGCAAACGCCTGCGTGGGTGTTCGACGGCGAAGCGATCGTTGATGGCAGCTATTCATATCAGCTCGCAGACCCAAAGGCCCGGCAGCCATACAGGGCTGAGGTGGCATGGCGGCAACAAGGGGATGACGGGCTGTCTGGGATCACCAGAACCACAACGGTCAAATATGACGACACCCCGGACTCGGCACCAATTGAGCCGCACGATATGACGCAGTTTGCCACATCTAAAGGTCATGCAGTTAAGGCTATGCGATTTGCGCAGGCAAAGCGGCGATACGTTACGCATACTGCGCAGGCGATAGTCAAGGCAGGATATTGGAATGCGCGGACAGGAGAAGGTGATTTAATCGCTATTCAGCTTGATCGAGAAGATGTAGACGGCGTTAATGATCCGTTGGTAGAGTGGTATTTAATTGTAAGCATGAAACAAGGGAGGGAGGGGCAGCTATCGCTAGCCCTGGAGCATTTCCCCGTTGACTCACAGCGCCGGTCGTTGGTTGCGTTGGATGTTGCAAGCGTTTCAGTGGAAGAGGATTTATTTATTACCGGCAATAGCGGGCTGTCTTGCGATGCAGACCCTAGCAGGGCCACCGATACGTCGATCCCAGAGGAGGATGCCGACAGCCGGACCGCTGAAGAAGTGTATTTCTACAACAAAAATGGGCGGTTTCCTAACAGCGGAGAGTATGCAGGCGGTGGTGGTGGTGGTGGCGCCGGCGCCATCTTTACGATTAGCGGCACTCCTGCGGGCGATCCTGGCGGCGGCGGAGGAGGTGGCGGAGGAGGAGGTGGAGGTGGCGGAGGAGGTGGTGGCGGAGGAGGTGGTGGGAGCCCTGCCCCACTGCCACCCACCGGCCCGGTCGAGCCAGAGAAGACTCCCTCCAAGCCAGAAACCCCTGACGGTTCGGCGGATCCGCCAGTACCACCGAAGCCGCCAGCCGACTTCACAAAATATACATTGTACCTAACCTTTATAGGAAAACAGCCGTGGGCTAACGATGTTCACGTTGAAGCTGTCGATATAGCGATTAGCCCAGGGCAAACAGCTATTATTGACGGCAATGTAGATAATAAAATTACATACGTTCAGAAATTCAATGCTGATGGATCGGTTGGCCAACGAACTGGGTACCAGCACCTTGTAAACGGCAGCCCTATAGCAACATGGTCTTACTTGTGGGTTAGCAGAAAACTAGAGCCCGGATATTTCTAATGGCCGACTTCCCCGCCCTCCGCCCCGCCACCGTCTCGATCACCCCTGGCGTGGTCCCTGCCACCCTGCAGGTTGGCTATGACGGCAGCAGCACCACCAGCACCGCTGACCTGGTGCCGGCGGGTGACACTTTGGCTATGACGTTCCTAGGGCTCACCGAGGCCGAGGCCCGCAGCGTGCCAGACCACCAGCTGAGCCAGCAGGGCCGGTCGTTCGGATTCAACTCAGCCACCCTGGCGCCATCAGAAACCCCGCCAGGGTTCCGCTGGACCTATGCCCGGCCAGTCGAGCAGGCCGACATTCGGGCGGTGCTGGGGACTGAGTTCTACAGCCTGACTGTTGAGTTCGTTGGAATCTGGATCCGTCGGGCCTCGACGCCATCGGCATCGGTCCGGATCCGGCTGCGAACCACGGGGGCCAGGGCGCTCCCCGCCGGCACGCCATCGGCATCGGTCAATCTGACGCTCACCACCACGGGCGCGGGGATGCAAGTCGGCACGCCATCGCAATCAACGCTGCTGCTACTGCGGACCACCGGGGCAAATGCTATAACAACACCATTAAATGATCCTGATTATAGTTCTGTAATCCTGCATTTACCGCTTACAAATGACAGCGGTTTTACTGATGTAAGTGGCAGGGCGGCGTCAGTGACGCCAGGCAATGTGTCAATCAGCCCAACGGTAGGAAAGTGGGGCGCTGGCAGTGCGTACTTTAGCGGCGCTACTGGTGCCTGGATGTCTGCTGCGCTGGCAGATATTATAGGCGCGTCAGACTATACAATACGGTTTTGGTTTAGGAAGCCTGCGGGCGCAAGTAATGATGGATTATTCGAATTTTATGATAACTTTGATGGGTCTAACTTCTTTGTTCCTGGCGATGCTTTGCAGTCTTTGTGGGGGACTAATCGGGTTACCGTCAGCGGCGCCGGATTTACTCATCAAGGGCCACCTGACACCCCGGCTGATGATGAGTGGGGATTTCTTCAACATACTAGGGCAGACGGAATTGCAACAACAACTGTAAACGGTGCGGCGGATCCATTCCCCGACACCAGTCCTTACGGCAGTAGCATTACCCAAACTCTTCTAGCAATTGGCTTGCAAAGTGGTAATTTTGCATCTCGCCGATGGAATGGATATATCAGCGACTTCCAAGTGTCTCTAGTCGCACGGCCTCACGCTGTCCCGACCGGGCCGTTACCGATTTTCTAGCAGCTCACACCGCACGCAGCACAACTCCGCTCACCTGCCAGAGACCCCCAGGCAGCAACTCCCAGGATGCTGCCGAGGTATAGCGCCACCTGATCGGCGTCGGCGGGACCGCACGCCCCACCCACACCGCAGCCGGCAGCTCCCAGGATGACAGCAGCCCCACGATCCTGAAGTGGCCCTTGAAATCGCTGAACTGCGCAGCCGTGAATACCGGCAGGGGCAGGCTCACGGTCTGACCGGACAGGCTACCGCTCAATCGAAACCGCCGATCAAGTTCGGCGGCAATATTAAAATCCCCCAGGGTATGTGGCCTGCCGATTGGCAAACAAGATTCAGGGAAATCCATCAGGAATAGACCCCGCCGATAATGATTTCGTTGGCATTAATTGGATATGCAGCGCCAGTTGCTGGGTAGACAGCGCCCCAATCTACAATCATTACAACGCGGTCGGCCGTAGCAGCACCGCCAAGTTTCTGGTAGATGACCACATATCTAGGCGAAACCGTGCAACCTGTGAGGATGATCTGCTCAGCCCGTACAATGATCTCATCAAGAGCATCATTGCGCGTGATCGTCAGCGGGGCAGCCACGCCACCAGCGGTATAGCCAGTGCCGGTCACCTCTGCGCTTAGATCCGACCGGAACGAATGCGACGGGCTGGGGGTGTAGCCAGTGCTCAGCAGCATTGCCCAGAAATTGCCGGCGCTGAGGTTTAATGTCTCGTTGATTATTGCATTGATCGTTGCATGAGGCACCGTAACAGAACTGTTCTCCGCTGCCGTTTCAATTATCATTTGCTCAAGCCTGAACAATCCGCCTACACTGTTCTGAGGGCTGCCAATATCATTGCATCCTAGGACAATCTGTAGAGAAGGGGTTGTCGATGGTCGATAATATATCAGGACTTTCTGGGCACCCGTGATGGTGGCGCTCCATTGAAATGGGGCAATGGTTAGGGTATTAATCCCGGTTGTGGTGTTCATCGTGTTGCTCAGCGTTATCGCCTTGCCGCCTGCCTGATACCCAGTTCCAGTAATCTCGCCGCTTGTGATTGCGGCCATCGTGTCATGCGTATCAGGATTGAATGTAAAGCTAGGCAGCATTAGCTGAGCATAGAAAACGCCAGTCAGTGGCATTTCAGCAGTCGCCAGGGCGTTTAGGGCCCGGTTGCTGAGGGTGAAGACGGGCATTGGGGCGGGGCTAGATTGTTGCCGCTATGCTACCGAGCCCATGACAGCTGCTCCCCCTAACCCGCTGGCCGGCGTGCCCTATTACCGCCAGCGGGATTCGGCGCAGCTGGGCCGGGGGTGGGCGATCGTCGCCGATCGGGTTCGCTAACCCTCCCGCCAGCCCCCCTCGTCCTGGATCATGCCGCCCCAGCCAGGCCGCCCCAGCCAGGCCGCCCCGCGTCGGCATCCTCGCCTAGCCCCTCGATCGGTTCCAGCTGGGCCCACCGTGCCGGTTGCTGGGCGCGGCGCTGCTCGATCCAGGCGCGGAGCTGGGCGGGTGATCGGTCCTGGTGCAAAACCCCATCAATAGAAACCTCTAGGCAGTAGCCGCCATCTCTCGCGTCTGTTCCTACCCTCGTTTGAAAATCCTGATCTGCCATGGCCTCGACCTCGAATAGTTGGATGGTGCCGACACTCAGCCTAGAAACGCAGCTGAGCAGGGCTTTGGATCGGCGGGCTGCCGCCCACCTATGCCGGGACGATTTGAGCATCGTGGTTGATGACCTGATCATGCGGGCCTATGGCCAGAGGGCCCTAATTGACTCCCTGTTGGGCCGCGTGCGGCAATTGGAGGTGGAGCTCGTCCTGGCCCGTGATGCAAAGCCGGCGCAGCCTCCCAGTGACGAACACCAGCAGTGGGCCAGGGAGGTGCTGCAGGGGTTGGGGTGATTGGTGGTTCCTCCGGAGTTAAACCGGTGGCTAGATGGTGCCCTGCATTGCAGCCGGGTCCCCTGTGGTTCGGGGATCGATTTACCATCCAGTCCTATAGCCGTTTGCACGCAGGGACGGCCCACTTCTTAGC